AGCAGTGATATGAGCAGGGTGGATTTTCCACTTCCTGCTTTGCCTAAAAAGAGGGAGAAGGTATGCTTGTTCATGAGTTTCGTAATTTCGTAATCGTCCAGCTTATCGGCTAGTTTCCCATCAACAACAAAGGATGGTTTTTTCAGTGGGGGTTCTGCGTTGTGCTTTATCGTGATGCTCATTTCTTATAATATGGTTAGATATTTACCAAAGCAGTTTATCTGCTAATTGTCCTGCTACACCTTTGTTCTTGGCGTGGCGTATTTTGTAAAGGCGACGGCGCTCGTCAGCGAATGCTTTGCCTTGCTGTTTGAGATACGTGGGGTAGTCGCCCATACCTGAGGCTCCGATGGAGGCAATCTTCTCTCCGGCTTTGAAAACGTCCAGCTTCTTTCCAGCCTGAGTGGAGGGTTTGACTTTGACTCCGAGCTTGTCTGCTTGTGCTAGTGTGTATGGTTGGATTTTGTAGGGCATATAAATATTGGTCAGATATTAAGCCGGCTGGAATTGGTTAGTTAATTGACGGGGCGGTAAATTAACTAACTATTAACCGAAGATTTACGGTTTAACTAGTTATTTATGGTTGTTAATTGCTCAGGATATAAATAAAATTAATTTTATTGCTCTGTTAAGTGTTTTAATATGTAAATACTGAAGTTAAACGGTAAAAGTTTGGTTTATTCTTGTTAATTTATGGATTCTGCCTGAGATTTTGGTTTTCTGTATTGTTTATAATATTCCGAACGTTCCTCTGCAGTCATTGATGCGAACCTTGCTCTTTGTTTTGCGTTTTTCTCGTCTTTCTTTTCGCGTGAAATATTCTTGCTATACTCTCGCGCGTATTCGTGGTGTCGTTCGCTCTGTCTTTTCCACGCATTCCTTTGCTCTCGTAATTCTTCAGCAGTGGCTATGGCTTTACAACTGTTAAGCGTTGGGCTTTCTTTTTGTATCCACTCTTGTTCTCGTGCGGTTGCTTGTATTTTATTTTCACAATTTGAGTAGTGGTCTAATATTTGCATATCCCAATTACTCCATCCGCCGTGTTCGCGAATAAACATATAAAGTTTTGTTCCTGATTTACAGTGGTTTGGATTACAATTATCTCTATGAGTTCGTTCCCGAATTTTAAGATTTGTTGTATGTCCAACATAGCAATCGGTTATGGTTTTGTCTTTACAGACGATTTTGTAAATGTGTGTGTTTGAGTAGTCGGCCATTATATATAATCTTGGGGTTTTGTTCTCATATTGTTTTGAATTATTTATTCAATTTTATGGTAGGGCATTATATGAAAGCAACGACCTGTTTTGACTGATAATCAATTTGTAGCACGACATCACTATATCCCCACGCATTACAGGTGATGGCTCCAGTTGTTGCTGCGGCCAAATTCAAATTGAGGAAAGGAGGTTGCGATCTGGTATTAACACCCTGGAACAGAATGCCGGACGACTTCTCCAAATCGTATCCGTAGTAAGCACCGGATGGGAACGAGGTAAGAACCTGAGGATTGTTGTCTGAGCCAACGGGCGCAGCACGAGAGTTCGCTGTGGGCAGGACAACGTAAGTATCAGAACCAGCAGGGACTGCGGCAATACCGGCAACGGTGTTATACATCTCACGGCCAACAACAGTTCCGAAAGATTTGGCGATAGAACCGCCTAGAGATTGTATCAAATAGCAGTAACCTTCAGCAGGGCGCTGTAAGTCGTTGATAGGATAATTGGGATAGAATTGTCCGCCAACCTGGAGCTGTCTCAACTGGAGACCAGGATTAATAGCATCAAAGTATCCGTTGGGAGTTATGGTCGTATTTGTGAGACCGAATTGGTGGTAAACGGATTTCACACTGCTGTTTCTGATTTGCAGAAGGATCTGCTGGGCGCCCTGACTGCCCGATGGGAGGGTGACTGAACTATTGGTGTAGGTGGAAGACTTGATGAACCACTTGCCGTCCTGGAGAGTGCTTCGGAGCATTGCGGCGGCTTGGTCGGCTACGTCAACGTATTTCATGTTAAGGCGGAATTCGGACAATGTGGGCGCGACACTGAGGACGATGTTAGTCGCCAATGCGGTATTGTAGCACACGATGGGTGTAAGCGCAGCAGTGGTCATAACCAACTGCATATTATTTACCGAGCCGATGGGGAAGAATTTATCGGTATTAACACCAATGACGGAAATCAAAGGGATACAGAAGTTATATCTGAATGAGGTGGCGGTTGTGCCTAAATCTAAGCCGTTGGCGGAGTTAATATCGGCACCCATGCAATTACCAATTCCACCCTGTCTCTCAGATAAAGAAACGGTATTTTGTAAAAGGAAGTTGGCTAATAGACCATATTGATTGATGGTTTCAATCGGGGTGTTGTTGGAATAAAGAGTGAGGGCATCAAACCAGGATGAGGCTGAGCCGAGCAATTTGGTGACTCCGTTAGTTGCGGACAAAGCAGTTGAGGCAGTGTAGGTCAAAGTGAAAGAGATAGTGGTGGCGGCGCAATCCATGAACACACTATCACTCATTCCAGAAGGAATCGTGAAACTAACGTTCTGGGAAGAGAAAGGAGCCTGGACGGCAACGGCGGCGGTGTGCGAGATAGAGGTTAAGGCTCCAGCAACCTGGGTAATACCATCGGGGGCTACATTCACTGAGTAAGAGCGGGCACTGTCGGACAAAGACGGGGGTAAGTCAAATTTTAACGTGGATGGGAGACCCATAGCAGACGAAGGAAACATGTTGGCGGACATTGTGTTATAATATACAATAGGATTTTTATATTGGATATTATCTCTAAAACATTCCTCGTTGTGCGAAATTAAAAGTATTATTCGCCGGACGTGGTGTTTCTAAATAGTCTATATCAATCTGGATGGTCATATACCAATCCACACCGTTGAAATTGATAGGCTGATTCTCGTCGTTGGTCACTGATATAACAAAGCTCGTAATATTGCGGTCTTGGATTAGAAACTTGCTTTGTGTTTGGTTGTTGTAATTGATGATGCTATTCTGCCCCGCATTGTTTTGGAGCGGTAAGAATATATCACTTGAACCATCACTTGTGCTATAACAACCGAAGTTGAAATAATTACTCCTAAAATTTATACGCTGGAGGGGGATGAAATTGACCACGTTGGGGAACGTCAATGTTAGACCCGCGCTGGTTAGGTCTGATGTGCCTAAACCCATGATGCTATTGACTGAGGAATTTATGGAACTCGCATTGACTGTGAAATTCGTCGTGGTATTAGTCATAGTCAATTTTGTTGTTGCTGAATTATAAGTCAATCCATAACCAACCGGCAACAGCGCTAATAACATTACTATGAATGTATTCACGTTGTAGTTGCCTCGCGTCAGTGTGTAGGTGGTGCCGTTCAGAACAAACTGATTGTTGGTGTAATTCACAATATAGAATGAGTTCGCCACCTCTGCATGAACCACCGATAAGTAAGCATTCTGGACGTGGTCTAAATGAAACGTCAGGTCAGGCAAATCAACCTGTATCTGTGAGCAAAAGGCGCCGTTCATTCTGCCCACCGTTGATGATATGTTGAACAATCGCGATTTGGTTTTTATCATTGCTTTATAATAAGCAGTGATTTTACTTTGCGCCATACAACCCCCATTTCGTTTTGGCGGGTCTATCTGCTGATGCTGATTCTACAATTTCCATCGGCTTTATCTCTACAGGGGTGGCGGTGTTTGTGATCGGGTCTACTTCCATAAATAGATTGGCTGTGTCCTCTGGCTTGATTAATTCGCCGGTGGGGGCGTCAGTTGGCTGTGGGGTGTAGGCTTTGAGATTCGCCAACATTTCCTTGAGCTCGGTCTGCTCATCATTGAGTTCTTCTAAAACATTATTCACCGCATCTTCGTTGCCGGTTTTAATACCACCACACAACATTGCTAAATCCTCGGGGAGTCCAATGTTCATCAGATTTTTAACTTCGGTTTGTAATTTTCTATCCATCTGTATATTAAGCAATTATATTTTATTTTCGCGATTTGTCTTTATTTTTTTCTCCGGAGATATTATATGGAGCCCGTTAAAAAAACCGCTATTGTTAAGAAAAGCCTCAAAGTCGCCACTGAGTCTATGCAACCGATTCCTGACCCCGTTGATGAACCCTCAATTGAAGCCGTCAAAAAGCCAAAGAAGACACCCGAAGAAATACAGCAGACCCGCTTAGCCAATTTAGCAAAGGGGCAGGCTGGGTTGCAGAAGCGCCGTGAGGAAGCTCGTCAGAAAAAGGCCGAAATGGAAACTCTAGCAATAGATAAGAAGCTCAAACTTGCTGCTAAACAAAAAAAGGCAGTGGAAGACTCATACGGTGTAAGCCTTGATGACGAAGAGGAAGAAGAGGAAGAAGCTGTCCCCATTGCTGTAAAGCCGAAAAAGAAGGTTGTCGTTGCCCCGCCTCCTCCTAAGAAGAAAGCGATCCGTTATGTTGTGGAGGAGTCTGAGTCAGAGGAAGAGGAGATTGTCTATGTGAAACGCCCAGCACCCACTGTGCCCAAAGCAAAACCAACGCCTCTATACACGCCTCAAATAATATTCTACTAATCGGTTGTCCAATTTAAATTCTCCTGATAGGCTATAATGCCTCCGAAAAAGAAGCCGGTAAAGAAGCCCCGTCAGAAACAGAAACAAAAGCAGATTGTGAAAACCAACGTGAAGGTGAGTGTCCAATCACAGGGCGGTAGTGGGGGTGGTGGAACCCCGTCATTTATTCCTCCCGCATTTACCAATCGCGACGGTGAAAGTAGCCGTTTACTCAGCCTCGTTGAGCAATTGTCTTCCAGCCGAGCGAGAACTCTAGCAGAACAACCCGTGCGCATTTCCGCTCCCATTCAGGCTGTTCCTTACACTGAACCCGCCTACAATCCAGGGAATGATGCCGCCACTATAAACAGTGTTTTCAATGCCCCCATTAATACCGAGAAACCCAGGGTGTTTGGTGGGGACGATAATTATGATATTTCTCAAATCCCAGAATCGCGTCGCCAATACCGGGGAGAGAGCGATGAAGCATACGCGGATCGCATGCAGGGAGTTGATTTCAGACTAGAAGTGAAACGTGCCCGTGAGAAAGCACAGCGCGAAAAGGCTCGTTTGGCCTCGTTGCCGACCGCTGAAGCTATGCCGTTTGAAGGGGGTGGTGGTGCCGCTGATTCTTTCAATCTGGAAGATGAAGCTTCTCCTCGGCCTCCAGCTGAAAAAAAGAAGGGCGGTGGAAAGAAGAAGACCGCCGACGAATAAAATTATAAGAAACAAATGTTTTTTATAAACCAATTAAACAAATGTCTTACTATCATATATATAACTTTCATTTAGGAAAAATGTATGAACTCAATGGACAATTTTTTAAGAAGAAATCCCCCGCTTTAGAATACGCCAAAAATTACATCAATGGAACTATCCCATATAATCAAACCATAGACCTTGAAAGCGATGACGGTAAGTTTTTACTTGACCTAATTGCGTATCATCCAAACCTCGATGAGAAACAAGGTGACGGTATTATTGGTTTCCGAAAAATCAAAAATGAATATGGATTTGGATATAGCCTTCAAGTAATACGCGTTGATGAAACAACCGAAATATTCAGTTATAAAGCTTGTCTTAATTTCAATTACGACGATTTATCTATCGCAATGCGCGTGTCGATAGAACCATTTCGCAATAAATGGAGACAAGCAAATAGACATAATTATCATTGCGTCTTGTGTGGAATATCTGATACACTGCTTGAAGTCGACCATAAGACAATTCCATTTGCAGAAATCAAACAGCGATTTCTAAAACAAAACAAATTACCGAACCCTACCTATGCTCGTGCGATTGCCTGTCGATGGAAGTTTGACGAGGCATCTAGCGAATACGAAAAAGCTTGGATTAATTTTCACGACGGTTTAGCCGATTATCAATTTCT